GGCGTCGGCAACGCGACCGAGATTCTGCCGAGCGTCATCCAGGCCGATACGTCGATACCGCTGCAAAGAGGCTAGGTGCCGGCGTCCTGTCCTAGACGATCTTCTCTGGGCGTCCCCAGATACTGACGCGAGGCGCTTCCACTCGCGGTCTCCGGCTGACGAGACAATAGCAACCATGCAAGGCCCAATCAACCTCGGCCACGTGATGAAAGCGCATGCGAAGTTCAAGCAAGCGCACAGCTCACTGCTCGCCAAAGAAGTCGAGAGCGCCGGCAAGTTCGGCGTGCAGCACGTCCACCTGCATCCGACGTTCAAGCCGCGCACGAAGAACCTGCAGCGGTCTACAGCGCACAGGATCATTCGGACGAAGTCGGCTTCGGTCATTCGGCTTTTCAACACGGCGAAGTACGCCAAGTTCATCGAGTTCGGTACGAAGGCGCACGGGTCGAAGCGGGCGCGGTTTCTCCGCTTCGTCGGCCGTAACGGGCAGATCGTTTTTGCCCGCCGAGTGCGCGGCATCAAGCCGCGAAAGTTTCTGTACCGCGCCACCAATGCAGCCGGCCGCGTCTTCCTGACGTCGATGGGTTCCGGCATGGCGCGTATCGCAAAAAGTTTCTGAGCGCGCCCGTAGCGGGAAGCGCTCCCGAAGGAGCTATTCGAATGAAGCTGCGTTTCATCGCTAGGGAGGACGCGCTTGCGACCGTTCCGGGCTCTCGCGTCAACGTTGGGCAGTCGGCCCACTACGTTGGCCGAACGTACCTTGCGCCGAAAGACGGCAAAGGCGCGTCGTATCCGGCAACGCAAGAGCCGCATGAAGCGACATTCGACATGTCGAAGCAAGAAGACATGGCACGCTTCAACCGCTACCTGAAGATCGCCAAGCGTGGCGACATCTGGCCGGCAGACGAAGCGACGGCGAAGGCCTGCGGCGTCGACTACGTGCCGGCGTCTTTCAAAGACGGCGAGTGGACGCGTGCCGCTGCTGCGCCGGCCGTGCCGCTGCATGCGCCTACGCCGTCAGCTCCGGCATCGATTGCGCCGCACGCGCCTTCGCACGCGCCAGTCGACAAGCCTGCTGAGAAACGTTTTGGCCGCAAGGAGTCTGAGTAATGCCCGCTCCCGAGATTCCGATCACTGGCATCGACGCCACCTACCGTATCCCCGGAACCTACGCAGAGATTCTGTTTGCTCAAGGGCCCTCCGCTGCGTCGGCGGGGCCGCGCACGGTTGTATTCGTCATGCCGATGTTGTCCACCGGAACGTGGACGGCCGGAACCATGTATCCGGTGAACGACGAGATCACGGCGTCAAACGGCGCCGGAATCGGCTCGCCGCTTCACCGAGCGATCCGCATGTACCTCCGCGCAGGCGGGCGGAAGTGCTTCGCTCTACCGGTTGCAGAGACCGTCAGCGGTAGCCCGGTTGCCGCGACAGCGGTGCTCACGATCGCTACCAACGCCTCAGGCACCGGCACCCTTACCGTTACCGTTTGCGGAGAGGACGCATCGTACACCTTCGTTTCTGGCGCTACGCCGACCGTCATCGGCGACGGTATCGCCGCATCGATCAACGCGAAGACGTGGCTGCCTTGCACGGCGGCGAACGCCAGCGGCACCGTCACGCTGACGGCTAAGCTGAAGGGCATCTCACAGGGCACGGCGACGCTAGGCGTTATCCGCGTCCGCGCCAACATCACGAGCGGCATCGGCACTACGGCATCGTTCGGCGGCGCGTTCCTTGGCACCGGCGCTGCCGGAGCGGAAGGCTCGACGACCGAAGCCGCCAACACAGCTACGGCGCTCGCCAACATTGCGGCGTCTCGCAAGTACTACGTTGTGACGAGCACGCTCGACGCCACTTCGTGGGGCCACTTCATCACGCACGTTACGACGAAGGCCGAGCCGCGGCAAGGCATGCGGTCTGTCATCATCGCCGCGTACACTGGCTCTCTGGCGAGCGCGCAGACGCTTGCGACCGGTAAGAACTACGAGCGGCTCCAAGTCGTGTGGCAGCCTAACAGTGAGCACGACACCGCTGAACTCGTCGGCAACATGGCCGCCGTTCGCCAGAAGCGTGAGCAGACTGACTCCGCCTACAACCTTGGCGGTTACTCCGAGTCGGACTGGCTCATCAGGCCGGCTTACAGCGAGACTGACTGGCCCGACGGCGACGACCAGAACGACGCCATCAACGATGGGCTTACGCCTATCGCGTCGCGCGACGGCGACACGTACATCGTGATGTCGGTCGACACTCGGTCGAAGAACCCGACGGGTACCGTTGACGACTTCCGCGCTTGCGAGACGCATCGCATCTCCGTGTGCGACGAATGGGTCGACGAACGCGTCGCCGCCACTGCGCTCAACTTCCAGGGCAAGAAGCTGATGGATGATGAGCGTCTTGCGGATGGCAGCGTGAACCCGAATCAGCGCGTCATCCCTGGAGTCATCCGCCCGTCGTACTTGCGAAAGCCGATCTTCCAGCAGCTCGACGACTACGAAGGCGCAGGCAAGCTTCAGAACATCCAGGCATCGAAAGACGCGCTGCGTCTCGTGAAGTCGCCAGCGAACGCTTCGCGCGTCGAGTGCGCGGTAAATCTCTGGGTGATCGACCACGCCCATCAGTTCACCTACAGGGTCAATGAAACGTCGGTCGCCTGAATAGTCACCAGCGAGTGACCACGCTTAGCGCGTGACGCCTCGCTCTACCAAAACAGAACAAGAGGCCACACGTGGCAGACCAAGATTTCGCCCGCCTGGGCGCGATTTACGCGGGGAATGCTCTCGCTAAAATCACGTCGCTCCAGCTCGTCACCGACGCCGGCCTTCAGCCGGTCGACACGTTGATCGAGGGATTCGTCGGTTTCTCCGAAGGATCCGGCAAGACGACCATCAGCATCGGCTTCGTCATCCCGATCGGCGGACCAGAGGCTGAGTTTCAACAGCACTGCGCCCGCAAAGAGATCGTCGAAGTTGAGTTCTTCGTCGGCGCGCTGACGTACGTCGGCCGCGGCAAGGTGACAACCTGCACCATCTCTCAGTCTGTCAATCAGGCCGCTGAGGGAACGTGCGAGTGGATGGGGCCGATTAAACCGATCGAAGCCTAAACTACAATACATAGACAGCGGACGCCGGAGCGCGTTTTGGGATCGTGTCCCGAGACCCTGGCCGGCAAGCCGCTGCATCATCGAAGGCCCCGAGGCTTATCGCTTGCGACACGATCGCAACGGTAGCCATCGGGGCCTTTGCTTTTTCTACACAAGGAACCATGGCTGGACCGTCTGATACCGTTTCCCCTAGCGAGCTGTTTCTAAAACTGCTCGAGCCGCAGCCGAGCGAGGTCGTCGACTTTCCGCGGCGCGACGCCCGCGGTAATCCAGTCGGGCAGATCCGCATTCAGGTTCTCGCGCAGGAAGACCACGACCAGGCGCGTATTGATGCGCACCGGAAGATGAAGGCCGGCGGGCTCGACAAGGATGATCTAGCGTCCAACACGATCCAGGAAGTCATCGGCGACGCGGTGGCGCGCGAACTCTTGGCGCGGTCGTGCCTCACGGTGTCAGGCGCAGACTTCGAAGACGGCAAGGAGCCTCGCTACGCGCACGTTTTCCAATCCGCCGAGCAACTGAAGAAGCTGCGGCCAGACGAGATCGCGGTCCTTTTCTCCGCGTACATGCTCACGCAGGCGAAGTTTGGGCCGTACGAGAAGTTCGTAGGCTCGGCCGACGACGTGAATAAGTGGGTCAAGCGTCTCGAGGAGGGCGGCTCGGAGTTCCCTTTATTGCGTCTGCAATTGCCTCACTTGGTGGAACTAGCATTTGCGTTGGCGCAAAGAACCTATTTGCTATCCGTCATCCTGGAATCCCAGTGGTCGAGCTTGCCGGATACTTTCAAGTCCCGCCTCGCCGACTGCTCTTTGGACATTGGCTACTTTGGCGGGCCTGCTGCAACCTCTACCGAGACTGGTGGGGCAAGCTTGGTTGAAGCGCCGGTGACGACCGAGCAGGCCGCAAGGCTCGCTGAGAGCTTGAAGGACGAATAGTGGCGATACTTTCCTACGACATCCGCGTGACGGGCGCCGAGAGCGTGGCGAAGGCCTTCGCCTCAATCGAGGCTCGCCTTCGAGCCCACAACCGTGCCGTATCGCAGATGACCAATCAGAGCGGCGGTGGCCGCGCTGGAAGTGCAGCTAAAGCTCTAACTAGCGCCGGAGGCGTCGCCGGCGCGTCTGGCGTGTACGCTAGAGCGGCGACTTCACGTGCGGTATCAGACTCTGCTGCTAGAACTCTGCGCGAAGAGGTCCGCATCAAGAATGCAATCAACGCGCTGAACATTCGCGAGATCAAGAAGGAAGAGCGCGCGCGGCTTTCGATGGTCAAAGCCGAGGGCCGAGCGCGCGAGAAGATCGCTCGTGACGAATTGCAGCATCTTCGCCAGCGGTCACGGTTCATGCAGTCTACGCTAGGTCACGGCCTAACGCGTGTAGGTGGCACCGTGAAAGCAGTTGGTAAAACGGGCGCGGCGATGGTTGGCGTTGGAGGCGCGGCCCTTGTCGCTGGTGCCGTATCTGGCGTCATGAAACTGGACGAGCGCGTTCGTCGACTACTGGTGTCCTCTAGACAGGCTGGGACAGCGTCCAAGTACGATCCTGATCAACTACGAAAGCAGTTTGAGCAGACTGGCATTTCTACCGGAATCGACGCCGATTCACTCGCCGGCGCAGCTCAAGCGTTCGTGTCCAAGACAGGCGACATAGACACGGCGGTCAAGAATATGGAGACGTTCGCCACCGTCGCACAGGCGACAGGGGCAAGCGTCGAAGACGTCGCGAGCGCGGCCGCCGACCTCAGCGAGAAGATGGATATCAAGTCTGTCGAGGATATGAAAAAGGCGCTTACGATGCTTACCTTTCAGGGGAAAGCTGGCGCCTTTGAGATCCGCGACATGGCTAGCCAGTTCCCTAAGCTAGCGGCCGCAGCAAAGTCATTCGGTATTAAGGGGCTAGGCGGCATCGCAAAACTAGGCGGCTTTCTGCAGTTGGCGCGCGGCGCTACTGGCAGTGCAGAGCAAGCTAGCTTCGCAACAGAAGCCACCTTCCGTCAGCTGACGGCTAAGTCGGCGCAGATTCAATCCGGAGAGGCATTCGGCGGCCGGCGCGTAGAAGTGTTCGAGGGCGGCGATCCGACGAAACCCGTGCGCGACTTTACCGAAGTGATCGGCGACGTCATGCAAGCGTCTCGCGGGAACTTGGTCGAGTTGCAAAAGACGTTCGACACCGAAGGTATACGTGCCCTCCGTCCGCTTATCTCTACCTTCCGTGGCGCTAGTGACGCCGCAGGCGGCGGAGAGAAGGGAGCAAAGGCCGGACGCGATGCGGTGATGAAGGCGATGAACGACGCCGGCAATGCTACAAGCGACTGGAAAGAGATCCAAAAGGACGCTGGCGACGTGATGAAGTCGTCGACTGTCAAGCTTGAGGTCGTTTACGCGCAGCTTAAAGAAGCGATTGGCAAAGAGCTTGTGCCAGAGATCCAGAAGCTGATCCCTGAGCTTGGAAAGCTTGTTCCTCACGTCGCCGGTGCGGCCAAGGCTTTCGTGGACATCGTGAAGTTTCTTTCTGAGCATCCGTTTCTTTCGCTTGGCGCGCTCATGTCGGCGCAAATCCTGGCCGACATAGGTAAGGCAAAGCTTGGCTCAGTCATCGGCAACGCGATCACTCGGTCGATGCCTACGCAAGGCGGTTCTGGCGGCAGTGGCCAGTCGTCTTCCAATCCGGTGGCAGGCGTGCTCTCAATCGCCGCAACGAGCGTGGCGGTTACAGCCGCTGGCGTCGCGGTCATCGATAGCATATTCGGCGGCAAAGACACGGCCGACAAGAGCGTTCGCGGTGCAGCGATCGAGGCCTCAAACACTGCATCCGCTGTGCGCGCAGGTAAGCCAGGCTCAGCCGAGGAAGCCGGCAAGCGCATGGGCGAACTACATGAGCTCATCGCTAAAGGAGAAGGGGCCAAGGCTGGTCGTGAGGCAGATCCGACGGGCGGCGTAATCAACTTTATGGGCGGAGCGTTCGACGCGTTGCTCAATTTCGCAAGCGCTGGAGGGGCTGGCAAGAGCTGGAGTTCCCAACAGACGTCGGAAGCTGCCGCCAACAATCTAGAGTCGCTAAAGACCGAGGCTGCCGAGCTGCTTAAAGCGCTCAAGGAAGCGGCACAGATGCAGAAAGACGCTGGAGCGCTACAGCAGACAGCCGCAAAAGACTCTAGCGCCGCAGCGAAGGAACTCGGCGCGTCTAAGCCTGCGGTGAACCGCAGCAACAGCCCGTCGCCGGTGAAGAGCTGAGACAATGACCGACGTCTTCCGACTACTGCCGCCCTTTCAGTGGCGCGATCGACGCTACCCGCTCATCGCGCGGTCAGTGACGTTCCAGCACGAGAACGCGAAGTCGCGCATTCAGTACCGCGATGGCGAGTTCGTCGACATGACGGGAGCGCGCGGGTTCACGTTCTCGTACACGATCCCGATGCGCGAGGACATCGCGAAGGGGCCGTACAAGAACCTGTTCGTTGAAGGTCTGCCGATTCTGTTGCGGGACATCCGCAACCGTACGCCAGGCGAGCTCGTCGATCCGCTGCTCGGTCCGTTTCGCTGCGTCCCTGAGCTATTCAACGACGACTCCGACCCTGGTCGACGCGACGGCGACGACGTTCGGGTCGAGTTCACGCACGCGCCAGAGTTCGCGCAGCCTGACCCGGAGGTCAAAGACAACCTCAAGAGTCTGAGCGGGCTCATCGCCGACGCTGGCAAGCTCGACGAGGAACTCAAGATCACGCGCGACTGGCGGCAAGAACCGTCGCCAGAGGCGATGACGGACATCCTTTCCGCCATCAATACGGTTGGGCAGCGCGGGCTGCGTCAGGTCGACAAGACGTCGGCCTACCTGAACGACATCTCTCTGAGGCTCGAGAAGATCGAGGACACCGCCGATCGCGCGGAGAACCCGCAGAACTGGGGACTTCGTAACGATGTGCGGCGCATGCGTGAGGCCGTTACGCAGCTGAACAAGCGTGCGACAGAGCCGCCGACGCGCAAGTTCCGGCGCATCACGCAGAACGTGGCCACCACGGTTAGCGCCGTCGCGGCTCAGCTCGATATGACGGTGGCCGAATTGCTTCGACTGAACCCCGGCATCGTCAAGCTTCCCATGATTCCGGTTGGTACGGTTCTCACGGCGACTGTCGCGAAGAACGTGTGACGCTTGGCATTCGACACGCCGAGCAACTCCACGTCGCAAGGCGGCGCATCGGGCGATCTGCCGCAGACGCCGCTCATCGTTCGTCTGACTGCGCTCGGGCGCGAGATCACTTCGATTACGGACTGGTCGATCTCGTCGTCGTTCATGACGTCGACAGATGCATTCGAGTTCACGGTCTACGACGAAGACATCGAGAAGACGCGCGGGCTCGAGCTCCAGCCAGTTGAGCTCGTCGTCGGCGACAGGACACGGCTCGTCGGTCGCATCGACGGCACGAAGCGCGGGCGTAACGGCTACTCGGTCACTTGCTACGGGCGCGACTTCATCGCCGACATGGTCGAGAGCAACGTTGACCCGACGCTGAAGATCAAGCCGGGCGACAACGTGCTACGCGCCACGCTGGCCGCTGGCGGTCCCAACGGCATCGAGAACGTCGGCGCCGACGACGGCGCCATGTCGATGCTCAGGTCTGGCGTCAGGAAGAAGTCGCGAAGAAACAAGGGCAAGGACAAGCGGCAGAGCAAGCTCAACGACTACAAGCCGCAGCCTGGGCAAGGGATCTACGAGTTCATCAATAAGATCTTGGCGCGCGAGGCGGTGACGATGCAGCCTGGCCCGGTCCGAAACACCGTCATCCTGGCCACGCCGAACTACGACCAAGACGCTACGTACCAGTTTCGTCGCACGCGCGACCAGCAGCAAGGCGTGCACAACAACATCGAGAGCGCTGAGGCCAACCGCGACTTCTCCAGTTTCCCTACGTACGTCATCGTGCAAGGAGCGCTAGCTCGCGCTGGCCAGAAAGGCGAGCACGCGACGCAGGTGTTCGACACGTGGGCGATCTCGCACGAGTTCAAGACGGAACTCGGCAAGATTCTTCAGAACACAACCATAAGCGGAAGATGGGTACCTAGCAAGCCGGCCGCGGACAAGGTGAAAGCGGGCGCTCTTTATCGGCTGCTCGTCTTCAAGGACGACGACGCGCGCAACGCTGAGCAGATCGAAAACGCTGCGCGACGCGCGATTGCCGAAAGAATGAAAGAGACTCTCCAGTACACGGTAAGCCTGAAGGGGCACACCGATCCGCTGAGTCTCGCTCTCTACACGCACGACATGATCGCGAACGTCAACGACGACATCGCCGACGTTCACGAGGAGCTTTGGGTAGAGTCATGCACGCTCAAGTATTCCGCGAGTGAAGGCAGTACTACGGAAATGATTTTATGGCGTCCGGAAGGGTTTGAACTGTAATGACCGCCGACGTCCTAGCTCTCGGCGCATCTCACGTCACCAAAGACGGCGTTGCGCTTGTGCAAGCGTTCGTTCCGATCGGCAACAGCAAGACGGACATCGAGCAATTCGGCGAATGCGAGATGTTCATGTGCCTCGGCGTCACGGCAATCCCGTGGCCGTCGACCAAGGAAGGACACGCCGAAGGGCTGGCGATCCTAGGCGTCGGCGGCAGAGACGCTGTCATCGTCGGCGCGCGCGATGTGCGCACCGCGAAGATCGTCGGCAAGATGAAGCCTGGCGATACGGTCGTTCATTCGACCGGCCCGAAGATGGCGGCGCAGCTGCAGCTCAAGGAA